ATGCATCACCTGTAAACCCCAATGCTCCAGATAAAACTCTTCGTGGTAAAGCAATTACTTTTTTGGTTATCGACGAAGCAGCATTTGTTCATCATATTAGCTCAGCTTGGACTTCTATGGTTCCCGCTCTTTCGACTAACCAAATGCAGGCTAGAAAAGCTAATATTCCTTATGGAACTATTGTTCTTTCAACTCCAAATAAAACTGTTGGTATCGGTCAGTGGTATTTTGAACGATACATGAAAGCAATCTCCAATGATGATATATTTAAACCATTTGTAATTCATTGGAAAATGATTCCTGAATTAGCAGATGATCCTGATTGGTATAATACACAATGCGCTCTTTTTGATAATGATCCAAAACGTATTGCGCAGGAACTGGAACTCAAATTCTTACCAACCGAAGGATCATTCTTTGAAGCGGAAACAGTTGAAGCAATGCAAGAATCATGTCTTGATCCAATTGAAAAAATCAAGATTTATAATGGAGAGATTTGGAAGTTTGCCAATCCAATTTCAGGAAGATTTTATATTATTGGAGTGGATACCGCACCAGAACATGGTCATGACAAATCAGCCATTTCTGTTTGGGATTATGAAACACTTGAGCAGGTTTGGGAATATCAGGGAAAATGTAAAGTATTGGATTTCGTAAAAGTAGTAAAGGTTGCGGCAACAGAATTTCCAGGGTTGATTGTTGTTGAATCAAACTCATATGGAAACCAGGTTGTTGAACATCTAAACGCAAGTGAATTTTCTAGTATGCTGTATAAAGAGAAACGAGGTAAAAACACATTTGTTCCAGGACTTTCAACCAATTCCAGAACAAGACCATTAATGATTGATGCTCTTTATTCATATATGACTGAATTTCCAGAGTCAGTAAAATCACAAAGATTGGCATTAGAATTAACAGGATTAGTTTCAAAAGCAAGCGGAAAGGTTGAAGCTGACTCCGGGTGTACAGACGATATTGCTCTATCAGCAGCATGTTGCATGTTTGTAAGAAAATATGATCCTCCTATTATGATTGATACTATAGCATACGCTGCCCTTTCTGGAGAGATGAGTGATATTGTTACAATGAACTCAGATGTACCAAATGTTGGATTTACAGATCAAGGAATAATGAGACATGTAAAAGATCATTATGATGAGCATAGGGGATTTGTAGATACATTATCATTTTACAAGGAGTAACATAATGGATGTTAACGAATTATTTTCAATTCCAGTTGGGTTGAAACCAGCTATTGAAATTAGCGGGACTAAATTTTACTCATCTCCAAAATTAAAGGCAAGTTTTTCGTTAGCATTTGCAAAATCATCAAAAGGACGTTCTGTAGCAAAAGAGGTAACCGCTTTAGTTGAAAAAGATATAATCATTCCTTGTTATAAGAGCAAAAACCTATTTTCATTTGTAAAAAAGAAATTGGTAAGGGGAGATTTCAACGATTATATCTTAGCGTTTTATGATGTTGATGAAAAACGAGTTGTAGTTATCATTGATAATAATGTATCAATTTTTGGTACAGCTGCAAATAATTCATTAGTATCAACAACAATGCATGAGTGTATGCATCTATCAGCAGGAAAAAATTTAAGAGGATTTCTTAGATATTTTGACACACATTTACAGAAATATTATTCCGCGTTTTTATCTGATTATTTCAAATTAAAAGATGTGTCGTCAAAACAAATCGACGAATTTATAAAGTATTTAACAAAATATGAAATGCGAGGACCAAGATACGCAAATAAGGATTTGTCAAATTATTTTAGATTTTTAGAAGAATTACTCAAAGGAAATAGCGAGCTTGAAAGTCAAGACTTCCAAATTAGACTAACCAATTATATAGTTGCCGCCAAATTATTTATCATTAGTCCTAATTCTCTATTTAAAAACGAGAGAAAATTTTCAATGATTTTTACATCTTTGAATAGGGCTTACTGGGAAGCATTTGGTGAAAAAAATAAATATACTACACCAATTCAAGAATTAGTTTCTCTTTCTGAAGTAGCTTGCGTCCTATCCGAAATGAACCCAACTGATCCAGTAATTAGAAAACTATTTCAAAATGCAAAATAGAGGTAATTGATGGCTGACAATGATAAACCAAAAGAACCCGGTAGCATAACCCAAGAAGCTGATAATAAAGATGAGAGAATATCAGAAATTAGTAATGTGAATCGTACGATCTCAAACATGCAAAGAAATATTGACACTAGGCTTCAGCAAATTGATGAAGAAGCTGGAGATATGGAATCAATAAGCGAAGTTCATAACTCTTTGAAAAAAGTGCTAATGGCCATGAGCGGAACTGTTGGTGATATTGGAAACGGGTTTGCTAAAATTGCAAAAACTACAGCTGAAACAACAACGGATTCAATCAAGCAATATAGCAGAGCAATAAGTGAAGATATTAGCTATAATAAGCAAAATATAGTTGCCATGGCATTATCTAGATCAACTCCAATATTTGGTTACTTTGCTGCTAAATTTATGGAAACTGATGTATTCAAATCTGCAGCCGAGAGAATGAAAGCCAATATTGGGGAAGCTCTTAGCGGAATCGGTGGAAAATTTAAAAGTATATTTAAAGGAAAATCTAAAGGCGAAAAAGAATCAGCAATTCCTAAAATGCAAAAAGGTGGTTATGTTGAAAAGGGAGGTATGGCTCAACTCCACCCAGCAGAAGTTGTTATGCCAATTGAAAAACTACTTGAAAGAATTGATGAAAGTATTTCGGTTGCTCAAGAATTAGCAGATATATCAAAACGAGCACAACTAAATACAATGGCGAAAATGTCAACGTTTATTGAAGATCAAAAACAGGCATCTAAAAAGGGCCTAATACAAGGGTTTATTAGTGCCTATGCAAAAGTTCAAACCAGGTATCGAGAACCAGCAGAAAAGAGAATGCTACGAGCAGTACTTTCTATCCAAGATACCCTTGGTGCTACAGTTGGAACATGGCCACAAGTATGGCAAAAAATGTTGGTTGAACACCCCTTCTTCAGAAACATGGTTTTTACGTTTAACCAACTTTATAAAGCCATTGCTATTCCAGCTAAATTAACATATGCATTATTCAAGGGACGTGGTGGTTATGAAGGGCACTTATCAAAAGATAAAAGTCCTATGGCTGCTACAGCGTATAATATTGGGCTTGTATATACTGGAGGTATGTGGCGTCTTGATAATATTGCAAGATTCACAAGAGCCACGGCAGAAGCTACTCGAGATATGTCATCTGCAATAACAGGAAGGTCATATCCAGCCCTTGAAGGTGTTCCAAAAAGTGGTTGGTCAATCATAGGTACTCTAAGAAAATTTACAACCCAACTTATAGCAAAACCCTTTGAGAAATTGGCAGCTAAAAGTAATAAAAAATTAGTCCAGCTTTTAGCAAAGGATTTATTTCCTGAATATGGTCTGTCGGGAGAAGAAAGACGGGTTTATGGTAAAAAGGCTGGCTTAGAATTAAAAGGTCGTGGTGGCAGCGAACTACAAGCAGTTGAACTACCTGAAATAGTTCAAAAAACTAAAAAATATGAAGCTCTTCCGGTCTATGTTATAAATAAAAAACTTCTTCAAAGTGCTGAAGCTACAGTTGAAGGCGAATCAATGAGAAAAAAAGCTTCTAGATGGATAAGGAGATGGAGAAAGAATTTATTAGAGCAAACAGAAGCACAAACTGGAATGACAAGACGAATGTTATTCTTTCAACGACTTAAAAGCATGTTTGGATTTGCAGGGGGGTTATTAAAAAATGTTTTTGGACTCCTAACCGGCGGTGCTGGCGGAATACTTAGATTATTAACCGGCGGTGGCGGTCTTTTGGGCGGTCTTTTGGGTGGTGCAAAAGGACTAGGAAAGGGGCTTCTTGGTGCTGTAGGTTATGGCGGAATCAGTGGTGGAATAATTGGCGGACTACAAAAAGCTGTTCCGAAAATAACCACCATCTTTAAAGGAATTCTTACAAACCCTTTGGTTTGGAAAGGTGGAGCGCTAGCTTTTGCTGGTTTTATTGGTTGGAAAATTGGGAAACTAATTGATAAATTACTTGGAATATCTGAGAAGTTCGAAAGCCTTCAAAATAAATGGGATAAAGCATCTAAAGAAGTAGGCGATGTTGTAACTAAAGCAACAAATGCTGCAGCCCAGGCAGCAAGAGAAGGTGGAGCAAAAGGATTTACTGGGGCGCAAACGACAAAGATAGCAGCAGGGGTTGGAAGATTTTCTCAAGAAAGACTGGCAGATGTTGGTTGGACTGGTCGTAGACATATAGCTGGGATTGAGGATGCACAAAGAAAATTTATGATGGAGAATATAAATGAGTACTTAAAATACAGCCCAGAAGAAATTAATAGAATAAGACAAAAATGGCTTAGCGAAGGTGGTTATATAGGCAAAACGTGGGGTCGAGATCATATAAAATATGGTCAAATGAGAGAAAAAGCATTTCTAGCATATCTACAACGAGAAGGAACAAAACTTACAGATAGAGAAATGAGAGAAATGGAAGTTGATTATAGAAAAGCATTTGCAAAGAAATACCCCGGAAAAGCAGCAATGGTAGAAGGTGAAGAATTTGCAAGACGAAAGGGTGGCGAAATAATATCTGCAGTTAAAGAAGGAACCGGAAAAGTATTAGAAAAAGCAATTGGAGCATATACAAGAACAACAGAATTAGCTGCTCAAGAAACTAAAAAATTAGCTGCAAACACAAAAGAACTTCGTGAAACGATGGTTAATATGGGCGAAAAAGCAGCAACCGCTACAAGAGAAGCTGGAAAAGAACTTCAACAAGGATTCGCACAAGCTACAAATGTTATCTCGAGTAATGTTTCACAAAATGTACAGCGTATTACAAACGTCGGTGGGTCTGCAAGACAAGAGTTTGATATTTTTACAGAAGCAGTAATACGAGGAAATGTAATGGAGGACGCTTACTAAAATGGCTGAAAGAATAGATTTCGTTCCGGGGTTACCGCCTGATTTATCAACCGATGGTTCAATATCAGGGAAAACAAATATTGTAATGAGAAATTCAATGCCACTGGTTAAAATTTATCCTGGCGAACCACATTTTACTGAGGGTCTTTCGTTATTTAGAAGAATTGGTGCATTTGGGCAATCAACAGATAAAGGACTATCATATGCAAAATTATTATCCGATCATGGATTTTATCTACAACAACCAGGAGGCGATAACTCAAAGGACGGTGGTTATCTTGCACTATCATTCTTAGCTGATAGTTTTCCAACTGACTCATTTACAAACGAATATGGAGAAAATTTCTTACAGAAATTCACAGATGTCGCATCAGAAGGCGCTGCATCAATTTCACAAATGATGGGAGCAAGAGATGTTGGACAAGCCACTAGAAAATTAGCGCAAGCATTTAGGGGCGGGGGAACAATTTCAAATCTAGTTGCGACAGGAATTGAGAAAAGTCAAGAGGCCGCAAGAGAGTTAATAGGAGGGATTTCTAGAGCGATTCCTGGTGCTGGTCGGGGAGTAGATCTAATTTCTTCACTTTCTGCTGGTTCAAGAATTGATTTTCCTATGGTTTGGAAAACAAGTGGCTTTCAACCTTCATATACAATGACAATAAGATTATATAATCCTAATCCAGCAAGTGAAAGAGTTACAAACAAATTTATAATTGGTCCGATTGCAGCAATAATGTTATTGGGGATTCCTCTATCAAAAGATGGAAATGCATATAGTTGGCCATTTATTCATAGAATCCAATCACCCGGAATTTTTGATTTGGACCCTGCATTTATTTCAAACATAACTATAATAAAAGGTGGAGATCAGCAACAGATCTCCTACCAACAAAGACTTTCAATTGTTGATGTAAGAATTGATTTTGGTAGTTTGTTTAGTAGTATGTTAGCAGCTAAAGGTTTGGGTAGAAATAGACCGACTCTAGAAAAATATCTTAATACATTACGTGGATATAAGGACGGAGTTCAAAAGTTTAGTACAACGGGGCAAACACAACAACAAATTGACTCCCGTCAAAGTGTAAGAGTGGCTCAACAGCAACTATTACAACAACGAAACGATGCACCTACTTACACAGAAGTTACGGATCAAGAAAAACAAAATCCTCCTGATCGAGTTACGCAATCAATACAAAATATTGCAAATAATTTGATTAGTCAAATACCGGATGGTTTAAAAATTAGCTTTTAACAAAGCGAATTTCTAAAAATTGAGGTAAGATAAAACGCTAGGAATGAGTTTATTGTAAATTTAGTCTGTGACGTATATTTTTCATATGCTTCAATCATATCAATATCTTCAAGGATTTTCTGTAAAATTATCTGAATCTGTGCTTTAAAATAAAGCTGCGCTGTAGTCCTTTTTACGGCCATTAACTTTTTAACATAAGAAACATATTCATTACCACAAATCATTCTAGAATCTGTAATATCTTTAATGAATAAATTAAGGGCAATTTTAATATCGTTATAATGTTTTCCGTCTGTCAACTCATTAGCAACAAGTGTAGCAATTGATGTTTTAATTTTACTTATTTTTTTGGCCTCATCAAATGCCTTCCTATCAACAGTTTTATAAACAGTGATCTTCTTTGCAACATCATCAACTACCTTTTGTCCCCTCTGAATTGTTTTGTATTGATATGAATTTACACCCTCTTCTCCTTCGTCTTCACCGCCTTGTGTTGTAATCTTAACTCCTTGTTGTTTATTTCTGTAATAATTTTCAGCAAAACTATTTACACTCTGTGCAATTCTATGGCGAGAAGCCTGAACGAAGTCAATAACCTTATCTATATCCCACTCTTCAATATATTTTCTAAATGATCTATCAACTTCTTTTGCTAAATAATAGAGACTATTTGGAATAGTTTTTTCTCGATAGAAGAGATGTGTTCTCGTTAAATTATCAAGTGTATATCTAAATGTATCCTCATCACAGTATTTCATCGAAATATGTATCCGTCTTGAATAATGCATTATCATATAGTAAACAAGAGTTGAAAAATAAGATTTTCTATCTCGTTCTTTTAGAAAATAATGCATTATGACAAGAAGTAGATTTGTAAGAGGATCTTTTAACAAAACCCATGTTTTAGCTTTTGTTTCTTTGTAAGTTCTTTTTACATAGTCTTTTACTTCTTTATCGGTTAATTTCATTAAATTTAGCAATTCAAAATATATTTTCTTTGTTTTTGGATAGTAACATGGTTCAGATAAAGATGATAATTCCCTCGCCGCACTGGTCATAATAAAACGACTTAATCTACTTTTGTTGATATTTGCTTTTTGTAATAGTTCTTGCATATTTTAGAATATCCTAATTGTAATAGTATCTGTAGTAAAATAGACATACTCCGGACCATATTGAAGCAATTCTGTTTGACTGAAATTATCAATATCAAAATTAAAGAATATGCTAGACTCTGGTTTAAGCAAACGACAATGATCAACTCCATCAACTTCTTGAACTACGTCAATAATTTCTGATCTATAGATATTTGCTTCAAGCCCAAATCTTGAGGAAAATGCATCCACCAATGCTTCTCGTATTGCCTGAGTTAAGTCACCAATTGATCCTGAATATGTATCCTCTCTAAAAACATCCAAAGAAATTTCCAACGGGATATTATACGATGGAACAACCCAACCATTTTCCCCATATAGATATTTCAGCCCTTCATCTGTTACATAAACCATCTCATCTGTTTTAGGCTCAGTAAATACCCATGATGTACTATCAGATGATAGTGTTGCAATATAGTCATCATACCCTTGCCATGCTCCAGTACCATTTAAAACTATAAACCTTTCTCCAACTGATGCTAGGACAGGCGGATCTGATAATCTAGATTGAACGTCTGGAAGGTCTGTTTCATTAAACTGCATATTCTGTAATGAACCAGTTGTGCTTCCATATTTAAAACTAACAAAGTCAGTCAACATTCTGTAATCTTTAAATGACAAGGTTGATAAAAGTAATTGAAGAACCTGACTTTCAAAATCCCTCTGATTAATACTATCATAATATGATTTTTTGACCGTAGGAATGTCATACACAGTAAACGTTGTTGAGTCTGTTCCAACAGCATCCGACATTGTAAAGTCGTCAAGAGATTGTCTAAATGTTACATTTGCAGAATACTGTCCAATAAATCCTTCAGTAGCATGTTGGATGGTAAAGAAATAAGTTAGTTCTCCTCTAGGAATTACTGAATGATCAGGAAAAACATAAACAAATGAGGTACCATCATTTGTCATTGAATATGTTGCACCAGTTTCTGATATTTCCATCTCACAAGTTGAAAGCATGTAATCTGTTTCGGTTGTTTTATAATATAACCTGTATTCCGCTGTTTGACCGTCTCTGGACACAATTAAATTATCTGCATATAGGTCATAGTCAGAACCGTAACTTGTTACCAGGGTGGGTATCTGCTCGATTTCAAACATAATATAAGTATATGCAGCAGATGAATTTAATCTATCAATATCCATATCATACATGGTATAATAATCATCGCCTTCAAAGGAAATAACTGTTTGTCTTGGAACATAGGTGTCTGTAAATGTTTCAAATAGATTTCTAGTTGGAACTAATTCACCTCCAAAATAGATTGTTGAATATAGAGAAATCTCATTAACTTTTAGATCAGACCTTTTTAAAACAGGAAGTGAATTTTGGCCAATTGGTGAATTATCAATAATTACATTTGCATTTACATAGTCATTTTCTGTAATTGTTCTTTCAAGAGCCGTTATATTAGTAATCGCATTTTGTCTTATCTCTTCAATGGATTCTTCATCTTCTCCATTAAATGCAGGAGATGGGTTAGTTATATTATATTGGACAATTTCTGTAACTCCAGCATTTGTTGTATTATAGATTCTGTCGCCTGATTTTATTGATCCAGAAATTACATTACCATCTATACCATTGGTTAATTCAAGCGTTACCAAAACTTCCGCGCCGGCCTCTGGTTGATAACCAATTAAACCATTACCAAATTGTAATGTAACACCATCATCTGTTCTTCTCTTAACGTATCCTTTGGTACTTGAATCCATTAAAAACAAACTTGAAATCTCTGTATATGTTTGGTAGGCTGTATTTCCTTGTGGTCGAATTTGAACAGTTAGCTCTGATAGTTGACCATCAAAGGGCACATCAATTGTATAAAATTGATATGTTTGAAGATCTTCAGAAATTTGAAATTCTTGGGTTGATATACTATACTGTCTAAACGGCAATACAAAATAAAATGATGAATCTTCTTTTGTAACCGGAAGGTTATAAGTTCTGTTTCCTTCTCTTACTGTAATTATGACATTTAAGTTATTTGTAACCTCAATTGTAGTATCATAATAAGTTGTAAAAGTAATTCCTCCTTCAGCAGTTACTTCAAACCCCTCATCAATTGTAAACGATGTTAAGGCATCCTCAAATCCAAATGGTATTTCAAATAAAACATTTACTTCAGCGGGAGATGCCTCGGATGGATTGTAGCCAAGAAATGCAGAAAGATTATAGATTGATTCTGGAAGCTGTGCTTTTGTTAAAAAGAATTCTCTATATGCAGCAATTTGATAGAATAGGGTATTACTTGTAAGAGTTGAAAGAATTTCAACTAAAAATGATAAAAATGAAGACTTCGTAAGATCTACGTTTTCAAGTTCTAGATATTGTCTTAAAAGTGTTATTATCTGATTTCGAATCTCATCTCTAGATTTATAGACCTTATACGAAGCCGTATCGTTTGCCATTATTGATCTCCATTAGCAAGGTGCAACAACGTTATTAGCGAAATAAAATCCGCTTCTTGAATCATACAAATTTCCTTTGATTATTTTCCTCAATAGCTCATTTTTAGATAAAAGGCGTGAAAGACATTCTGCATTTTCAATAGTGTGAATTTTTTTATCGTACTCAAAAAATGCATAAACATCAGTAGTTTGTTGATTTAGTTGTGCTGATGTTACACTTTGCTCTATATTAACTTTTAATTTCCAAAATGTTCTATCTCTATTTGTTGATGTTTCTACTCCAACAACATTATAAATCGGATAAGTATCATTTGTTGGTCTTAGATATTCTTGTTCCACCTTAATTTTATCATTCACAAGAGGAGTAAACCCATATGTGCTTGGAATTGCAAAAGTTGTTTCTCCTTGCTTTACATACCCGATTTCCTGACCATCAAATTGTGTATTTATTTCTTCGATAAAATAAACAGGTAGTAAGAGAATTTGTTTCCATCTTACTCCAGAATATTGACCAACTCGATCATATGAACCAGCAAAAACATTTTCATCTTCCCAGATTGTTTCTTGAGTATCTATATGATAATAAGTTGTTAAAAAAGCAACAGCATCTTTGCTATAAAAATCGTAAACTAATCTTTGATACTCATGAATGTAATCATAGATTCTCTGATATTTTTGAGTACTCATTATGTTGTGGATCCTCCAGGAAGAACAGTACTATCGTCGAACTTAACAGATAAAACTCCCTCTTTGCCCTGGTACTCAGCAAATACATCTACCGTAAACCCTTTACCTCGCGGAAGTATTCTAACTTGTATATCGGTTATTATAGCTCTATCATCATATAAACTTAGTTGTGTTTCAACTTCATTTTTAATTCTATCAACTGTTGTATCATCTACAGGATCAAAAATCAGCTCTGGTAAATTACTTCCATATCTAGGATCAAATAAAAATGTTCCCCGCCTTGTTGTTAAAATATTATTCCATGAGTTTATAATAACATTTATATTTTTAACTCGTTTAAAGTCTCCAGAAGCTGTGATTTTCGGAAGGAAATCATATATTCGATCATCTGATCCAATTACCTCTTTATTAAATCTCTTTAATAGATTACCCATTATTTTCTACCAAATTCCTCCAAAAGGGCTTTTTGTTTATCTTCCTCCAGGTCAGATTTCCATTTTAAATAGTTTTGAAATCTTTTAACTGGCATATCGACAGTATCTGGATAAGATTGTTTTGCCATTTCCATACAAGAAAAAATGTTTTTCTCAAGGGCATCACGGTATTTATTTACCGTATCATACTGAGTACACCATGCGAAAAAAGTTTTCAACGAGGTCAATATCAATTTCTTCTTCTGCACCACAATGAGAACAGTGACTTCTCATCTTTAGAAGAATACCATATTGTCCAAACGCCTCTCGATATTGTCTGTAAATCTCCCTCTTATCTCTAGCAGCTAAAGCTCTATAAGCATCAATAACATCTTCCCTATCTGAATAAACAATGCTATCGCCTTCTTCTGGATCTTGTTGAAACCTTTTAATAATAAGAGTTTCTGTCAGAAGATCAAGATCTGTTCCAACAGATGACCCGTGAGTTTTATAAGCTATCATTTCATCATGTAAAGATGGTTGTTTGATTATAGCTTTAACGCCTAATGTAACTGGTAGATTAACCTCAACCTCTTTTGATAAAATATCATTTCCTGGGTATTGCTTCATATTGAATGTTGAAGA